GACACCCGCCGAAGCTGTCAAAGCTCTTAGCGTGACGCTAAAGGGCTTTAAACAGGCGCTGATTGATGGCGGCTCTTATAAAATCCTGATCGGCGGGAAAACCGACTTAGATATTAGCGAGACGGTCAACCCGGTATCAGATAGAGAAACGATCCGCATCGTGCCTGTTATAGCTGGTGCGAGTAGTGGCCCTTTAAAAATCATAGCCGGTGCTGCTTTGATCTATTTTTCAGGCGGTTTAGCGGCTGGGTTTGGGGCTACCGGTTCAGCCGCCGGTGTTGCTGGAGCTACCGCCGGTACCGCTGGATTCGCCGGTATTACTGCGGGAACATTCTCTGCAATCGGCGTTTCACTAGTCATCGGTGGCGTATCACAGTTGTTATTCTCGCCTCAATCTGGCGCCGGAGACTCGCAAGAGCGGCCAGAAAATAAGCCGTCTTTTATTTTCAATGGCGCAGTCAATACAACGAGACAGGGGAACCCAGTGCCACTTTGTTATGGTCGAATGATAGTAGGCAGCCAGGTGATTAGCGCCGGACTCAAAGTTGCGCAAATATGAAATTAATCAAAGGCAGTGGCGGAGGCAAAGGCGGCGGCGGAAGTTCGCGCGTTGCAGTTGAAGCGCCTGATAGCTTACGGTCAAAACAACTCGCGCGCGTTGTTGATTTAGTTTCAGAGGGCGAAATTAACGGGCTAGTAGACGGGCTTAGGTCAATATACCTTGACAACGTACCGCTGCAAAATGCGGATGACTCGTTTAATATCGATGGTGTTGCGTTTGATTCGAGGAACGGCACTCAGGGTCAGACTCATATCAGCGGTTTCCCAGGTGTCGAGTCTGAAGTTGCAGTGGGTGTTGAGGTCACTGCATCGACCAGTATTGTTAGATCAATAACTGATAGTGATGTCGATTCTGTTCGAGTCACGCTATCCGTTCCGCGTTTGACATCACAAAACACGACTAACGGCGATATAAGCGGCACGACAGTTGATGTAGCCATTGATGTCCAGAATAACAGCGGCGGGTTTGTAACTCAGAAGCCCCAGGAAATAACAATACCGCTCGGACTGGATGACAATGATGTTCTATCGAGTTTGACGACTGAAATAATCGGCGCACAGATATCTATAGCGTGGACGGGTGTAGGGTCCGCATTCCAGTCGATCCAATGGCGTATCGATTACCGCGCTGTTGGGGATGCGACGTGGCTGGTATTGTCAAATGGATCATTAAGCGGGTCTGGTGGAGTTGGATCAAAAACAACATCGTTCAACGCCCCAGTGGATGACGCATACGAATTTAGAGTCGTCAAAACAAGCGGAACAGGCACGTTAATCCCGTCAGGATCAGGCACGTCATGGTCTAACTTTGACAGCATAACCGGCAAGACTTCGAGCCGATATCAAAGGGCTTATATTATACCGTTGGCAAGTCCAGGGCCATGGGATATCCGCGTTCGACGGATAACAGCAGACAGCACAAGCCAGTCGCTGCAAAACCAAACATTCTGGGACAGCTTTACTGAAATACAAGACGAGAAATTCAGGTACCCGAACAGCGCATTAATGGCAATGTCAGTTGATAGTGAGCTATTTAATAAAATACCAACTCGCGGTTATGAAATCGAGGGGATAATTTTACAAGTACCATCAAACTATGACGCGCTGACTCGAATTTATACTGGCGTCTGGGATGGCACTTTTATCACGGCCTACTCAAACAATCCGGCTTGGGTGTTTTATGATCTGGTGCTTAACTCCAGATATGGCCTCGGCGATTATGTATCTGCCGCCCTGATTGATAAGTGGGGATTGTTTGAAATAAGTCAGTATTGTGATGAGCTGGTCGATGACGGCCAAGGCGGCACAGAGCCTCGGTTTACAGTGAACGCTTACATCCAGACGCGCGAAGAAGCTATTAAAGTATTGCAAGCATTGGCCTCTGCATTTGCCGCCATGTCGTATTGGGCCGCCGGTGCTGTCTCATTAACTCAGGACTCGCCAAAAGATCCCATCGCGCTATTTACGCCCGCAAACGTCATAGGCGGCTCGTTTAGCTACTCAGGCTCCAGTGCTAGAACGCGCTCAACGGTTATCGGTATTACCTGGAACGACCCGTCTGACCTGTACCGCAAAGCAGTAGAATACATTGAAGACGCGGTAGGCATTGAACGATTCGGCTTTATCAAAAAAGATGTTGTAGCGTTCGGCTGTACTTCACGCGGGCAAGCACATAGGTTCGGAAAAGCGATATTGTTTACTGAACGAATGGAGACTGACACTGTTACGTTTAGCACTGGCTTGGATGGGCTGTCTATTTCACCTGGTGAAGTATTCCAGACTTCTGATCCTGTACGGTCTGGCGATAGGTTAGGCGGTCGATTACAGGCTGCTACTACATCGACATTTACGCTGGATAGCGCCGTCACTATTGATGGGTTATTAGTCTATACATTGTGGGCGGTCATGCCAGATGGTACAGTTGAACAATCAACCGTAATTAGTAGTGATGCTGAGAGCATTGGCGATAGAGTCGATCTCGTCAGTGGATGGCCGTTGATATCGACCATCGGCGCTGATGGATCGAAAATACTCACAGTTTCACCTGCATTTAGTGGCACGCCTGAATTACAATCAATCTGGGTACTAGGTTCAACCAGCGCGAACCCTGAAAAATGGCGTGTTATTTCAATCAGTGAAGACGGTGTAAACGCATCGATCACCGGACTTGAATATCGCGCTGACAAATACGCTGCAATCGAAAGTGACATCAAACTAGATCCGATACAAATATCCAATATTAGAATCATTCCAGATGCATCGTCTGACATCGTTGTGACCGAATCACTCTACTTGATTACCGGCACACTTGTCGGCGTTAGAATGTCGGTGAGCTGGAAAGGCCAGGCAGGTGCGCGCTATGAGCTAGAACACCGGCCCGTCAATGGCAACTGGATAAAGCTGAATACCTCCACGCCTGCGATTGATGTCGAGCCGGTCGTTGCTGGCATTAATGAGATCCGAATAACTGCGATCAGCGGTATCGGCTTGCGTGGCCCGACTTCATCAATTACTAAAACGATAAACGGTTTAACAGCGCCGCCCGTTCCCGTTGATAATTTCCAGCTACAAGCTATAGCAGGAAGCGCGTTTTTAACATGGAATAAATCGACAGACCTGGATGTCATCGTCGGCGGCAAGATCCTAATCCGCTTTACGCCTAACCAGCTAGATCCCGACTGGTCGAGTGCTATTGACATCGGCGGCACAATATCAGGCACCAGCACGACAGCATCATTGCCACTAATGCCCGGTTCGTACCTTGCGAAATGGCTAGATTCTAGCGGCAACAGAAGCACCGACGCTACAATAATCAGCACCAATGCGCCGACTATTATCAGCCTTAATGCTGTGGCTAATCTCGTCGAAGATCCATCGTTCCAAGGCGTCAAGAATGGCACTGCGGTTTCTGATAATAGATTGCAGCTTGATAGCGCTGAAACAATCGGCGAACAAACCGATCTTATGAGTACATGGCCACGAATTGCATTTCTCGGCGGTATTACTTCGTTCGGCGAATATGCGTTTGATGGAAGTCTCGACCTAGCATCTGTACAGACATCGAGAGTAACCGCTGTGATAGATGCGTTCGGTTTTGAGCCGTTAGACACGATTGACGAACGCGGCTTAGTCGACGGCTGGCTAAGCGTAGACGGCACACTGATCGATGACGTGGATGCAACGCTTTTCATTCGACAGTCGGATGACGGGGCTACCTTTGGCAGTTGGGCGCCATTCACCACCGGTGACTACACCGCCCGAGCGTTTGAGTTTAAGGCTGAGCTATCGACTGAAAGCATTAATCACAATATCGCAATTCTTGGCTTGTCAGTCACGATTGACATGGCCGACAGGATCGAATCAGGCGATGATATTACAAGCGGGGCAGGGGTAAAGAGTATCGTTTATGCAACGCCATTTATAGGTAATCCTGCCATAGGTATCACAGGTCAAGACATGGCAACGGGTGACTTTTTCTCAGTATCAAACAAAACGCTTCTAGGGTTTGATATAATATTTAAAGACTCGGCTGGGACTGCAATCAGCAGGACATTCGACTACATAGTGAGAGCATACTGATATGCAAGTAGACTACGATATTGCAAACCAGCCGGGCGTTTCATTTCGATCAGATTTGAATGATACGCTAGAGGCAATCGTCTCGAATAACAGCGGTGCTACTGAGCCGACAACCATTTTCGCCTATATGTGGTGGATGGATACGAACGCAAACATTCTCAAGCAGCGGAACCCCGGGAACACAGCGTGGATCAGTAAGCTGAAAATCTTTAACTCATACGTCAACGTTGATAACACATCGGACGCGAACAAGCCGGTAAGCACGGCGGGGCAGACGGCGCTGGATCTGAAGGCTGGCCAAACAGAAGTTGACGCACTGACTGCATCGCTTAGCCACGAGGTAGGTGAGGTAATACTGTTCGCCGGAAACTCTACCTCGCTCAATAAGAAATACGGCCAAGGCTGGCGCATTGCAGACGGAACGGATGGTACGCCGGACCTGATAGATTCGTTCCCAAAAATGGGCACGTTTGCGCAAAGTTCAGGGACGGGTGGCGCTAAAAATATAACGCCTGCTGGCGGGGTTAGTGTTAGCACGTCGGTGAACGTGCTTAATCACACTCTGTCTACTGCGGAGATGCCGAGTCATGATCATAGAGGATCATCTGTTCCGTTTGGCGATAACCTTACTGGTAATAACGGGGGTAGACCAGCTCCACAAGCACAAAATACTGACAATACCGGATCCTCCAATTCACACGATCACGGCTCAAGCGCTTCTAGTAGTGGCTCATTTTCCGGCTCTAGCCATACTAATGAGCCTCAGTTTACGTACCTCGTGCCCCTATACTTCACCGGCGTTGCTGGCACCTACCCATAAGGAATGACCATGATTGTCACGATGATTACAGAAGATAACTCAATAACCGTAAATGGCGACCAGCTAACCATTCCGGTATCAGCTACTTCGGGCGAATGGGCTGTGCAGTTTGACGGCGAAAACGCAGAGGTGGAATACAAGGATAAGCGACCCAACGAGATGATTGACGCGGCCACTTTTTACGCCCGCTACCAAACAGACATCGACGCTCACGCTGCGGCTCGCTTAGAGCTGGATGATGCAGCGGCGCTGGCAAGCATACCGACGACCGCGCAACTGCTAAGCCAACTATCAGCCGCCCGCAAAGCCGAAGAACGCCAAGGCGTGACGATTAACAGCATCCGCTACGGCGGCGAACCCGGCAACCGGCAAGCTCTACAGGAAGCCATATCGTTCATGGAAGATGCAGGCTTAACAGAGTTCCCGAGTTTCAAAGATTCAGACAATGGTTTCCACGTTGATCACCCGGTTGCCGATGTTGTAGATGCTTACCGAGCCATAGGAGCCCGCCGTGTTCAGCTAATAGCAGCCGAGGGCGAGTATGCTGCTGAGATCACCGCAGGCACACTAATCGATATAACAGAGGTAACATGGCCATGAACAAAACCAAACTAGGCGCATCCGGACAGACCCTTGCTGACTACGATATAACAACCGGCTGGAGCAACTAAAATGGCGCAAACAGACTACGATATTGTCGATCAGACGGGGCTATCATTCCTCGCTGACTTGAACACTACACTTGATGCAATCGTATCAAACAACAGCGGGGCGACCGAACCGGCAACCACCTTTGCTTACATGTGGTGGGCTGATACTACATCGGGACTTTTGAAGCAGCGTAATGCGGCTAATAGTGCGTGGGTGGACAAGTACAATCTTAGTGGTGGTGAGTTGGCAGAACTTTCCGGCGGCGCTGACGCAAACTTCACGCTCATGCCACAAGTCGGTGGCGATCCTATTGTGTCATTTAAAGACACTGCCAAGCTCTTTAGAAAATCAAACTCCTCAACCGTTTTATTTACAAAGACGGGCAATTTTACAGTAGACACGAGCCAAGATTTTTATGCAGAAGCAGGAGGCTCAGTATTAACTATCGCGTCAGGCACAGCTATCACGATGCCAATAGCGACCACTGGCACTGACTACGCAGTATGGCTGAAAACAGACGGCTCACTACAAGCAACCACCAGCTTTACATCACCACCCGCAACTGACGCGCGTAAGATCGGTGGTTTTCACTATGCACCCGGCAGCAATGCTTTGCTCAAGCTG